ATCAACTTTTAGTTTAAGTTTACGCATTGCAATAACAATACTTGATGCATAGATAAAGCCTTGTCCACCTGAGATCTTATCATCTGGATCAAACATATCTTGCGATGCATATGTATGGTTAGTTGCTAGTAGTCCTACATTGTACTGTCCAAACATATTAACTGTGTTACGAACTAATGAAGTTAGTGCTTTAGGCTTACGACCCATATCACCTTTCATATCACCTTTGTTAAACTGATCAACATCAGTAGGTGTTAGTAACATACCCAACGAGTCAACTACAAACAATACCTTAGGTCTGTCTTCGTCTTCTGCTTCGGCGTATTCTGCCTTGTAATCCTTCATAAAGTCACTAATTGTTTTAGCAACATCATCAATCATACTCATGTTAAGTTTTAATAGTTTTTCTGGTGTAGTATCTACATTCAGTGCGTGTAGCCATTTCTCATCTAATGCATTTTCTGTGTCAATTAGAATAACAAATATGCCTTGTTCTTGTGCTGATCTAACTACATTACCTGCCGCGATAAACGATTTACCTGCGCCTGATTCTCCTGCTAGAACAGTTACCTTACCTAGTGGAATTCCTTTGTCAAATTCGTTACTGATAAGTTTGTTTAGTGTGTAATTTCCTGTACTAATCCAAGTGTCAGGGTCATTGAAGCCTACGCTTAACCCAGGAACACTTTTAGTAATAGCTTTTCGGAATTTACTTACGTCAAATGGTCTTGCCATAATGTTTTTTCTCCTATGTTAAAGTGAGGGCACTAAGGACCCCCACTCAATTTATATTACTTATTGCTTACGATTTCTAATCGCTGCTAAAATGTCTTGAGCACTTGCTTGCCCTTCAACTGCTGGTGCTGCCGTTGCCATTTCTGGTTCTGGCGTCATATCAACTGCTGTTGGTGCCGGTGCTGTTGCTTGTTCAACAACTGGTGCCGCTGGTGCTGGCGCCGGTTCTGGTGTTGGAGTAGTTGCCGCTGCAACAGGTTTTGCTCCTGTAGTAGCTGGTGCATCTACACCATATGGACGATAGTACTGACCAAAACGTTCTGGATCATACAACTGTCCATCAACACTTGCTTCAAACATTTCAAAGATAGCGTTTAGATGTTCTGCATCAGGCTTCTTAGGTAAGAAGTCATTTAGATTGTGCAGGTCGTGTGTTGCAATTGCATCACGTTCTGTTTGATCTAAACTACGTTCTCTACGAGCCCAATTAGATGTTGAATAGTCAGCATATTGACCTTTGGTAGATTTCTTAATTACGAAATCTGTACCAGCTTCATAGTCTGTAGGAATTTCCTGGAATTCAGGATCCATTAATGCTGAACTAATGATTTTATAAATTTGAGGTGAAATAACAAAACGTCTAATAGGATTCTCAGGTACTGAGTCTTCCTGTAGATCACTTTGTGTTACAAAGCCTTGGAAAATGTAACTACGCTTTTTCCAATACTTACGACCCATGTCTTCCATAGTAGGGTCTTTAAACCAAGGACGAATTTCTGCATGTACTGGACATGTATCTCCCCACATTTCAACACAAGGTACTTGTATTGTAACTGGTTTGTTTTCGTCGCCGCCTTTTACACCTGGAAATGATAGACGGATCATCTGACGTTCTTTCCAAAAGAAAGTGTTGTCGGGATCTGCGTCTGGTAGGAATCGTAGTGTTGCACTACTGCCTTCTGGAATATTCCAGTGTGTGAAGATAGCGTTATCGCCGCCACCTTGTGATGAGCCTGAGCTCTTAGTTTCTTGTGCTTGTAATTTTGCACGGATTTCTGCTAAAGATGCCATTATTAGTTTCTCCTATATTAGCCTTTATTTGTAACAAAACTTATAGTTCTGCTTTGTTTGTGTAGCTAGTGCTACTTTGCCTTTGTGTAGCTCTTAACTACTTTTGCCTTTAGTTGCCATTACAGTATATAATAAATTGTGCCTACTGTCAAGCACTTTTAAAGAAAAATTATGCAATCTTTCTTCTTAGATTATTTAACGTAGCTTCAGCAAGATCTTCCATTGCTGGTTCCTTTGCCGGAGCCTTGTTATTTTTGTCTAAATATTTTGCAATTTTGGCCAATAATACAACATGCTCTTTTGGCAAGCTATACATTTCGCCTGAAATTTGACTTAGTAAGTTAAATACTTCGTCATTTTTACTGTTCATTGCTAGAAAAGATAAGTGTGATACTAACTTAGCCATTGCACCATTACCACCTGAGTATTTAATTGGATCTTCATTATCAGGATGTTCTGGATCATTTGGATCAATGTTAAGTTTGAAATCTTCCTTGTTTTTAATCATATCGTATAAACGATTCATATTACTTTTAGTTAGATCTGTCATACTGTCTCTCTCCTTTATAATACGGGCTACTGTTTCTAAGACTGAATCCATATTTGCAGTCTCAAATGTATTATACATGAACTTGTCAGTTAAGTCAACCGATTCTTTATCATTGTCTTCTACAATCGCAGTAGTAGGTGCTTGATAGTCGTTATAACCTCTTGAAGTCTGTAGACTCTTAACTGTGTTCTTAAATTCTTTTAATTTTTGTTTAACTGCTTCAACAATGTTTACATTGCTTTCGTTAGTTAATTTGTTTGTACGCACATGTCTCAAAAACTGTGTACATTGTGCTACTTCTGTACATAAAGTGATAATTGATTCACCAATTGCATCATATGGCGTTCCGCCATTGCTTACATGGTTGGCCATAGCTTTAGCACCTTGTAAATACTTGTGTGGGAATCTAAATCTCTCTCCTGCACTGTTTTCAATAAACAATGCTTTGATGTTACGTGATCTGCTACCACGCACTTCTTCATTAACACCTTTTGTATGTTTAATAATAAGTTTAGTGTTTTCTGGTAATTGAATATAACTTGTTTTCATACTACCTGTTGCAGGTGTATAACCTTCGCCTAAATTATTTGGGCGTAATTTTGGTTTTACAGTTGGTTTTACAGTAGGTCTAATATTTTTAAATTTAGGATCTTGCATGTTGAAAGTATCTCTCCATTTAGGATCTTTAATTTTAGCAATAGTTTCTGGATCCATAGCATCTGTACCATAGTTAGGATTACCAATATGATCATAACCGCCGATCATTGAATCTGGATTTTCTCTTGCACCAGTCTCTGGATTTGTGTATGTGCCATATCCATTCTGGTCGGCAATATCTTTTGCAATATTAAGAGGTAATTTAGCTAAGTATCTGTTAATTTGTATTTGGTTTTCAGTGCCTAATACATCTTTAAATCCTTGCATTGCACCGTCTAATTCATTTTGACTCCAGCCAATACCATCTGCATGTCCAGTTCCACTTGCATCAAAAGGATCATCTACACCTCTTGTTGAACCTTTATGAATTAATGCAGCATTTGGGTCTGTAATATCTTTAGGGGACATATTCTGAGGATCTTTTGGACCAAAAGAGAAAGATCCCTTTCCTGGAGCTTCTGTAATACCAGATAGTTCTTTTAATCTGCTTACTTCTGATTCGTAGTATTCTTCATCTGGTTCGCCAGCTGCCATTTCTTTACAATCTGAACATCTACCATGTCCATCATTGTAGTCCATTAATTGAGCGCCACAGCAATTACTTACTACGCCATCTTCCATTTCATCACCTGGTGAATATGATTCAGTTTCTGCTTCAAGTAATTCACCTGATGCTAAAATATCAATTGCATGTTTAATATCTGTGTTTTCCATATCCACATGTGGTATTGCTTTTAATATAGCTTGCACTTGTGGCATACTCATAAATTCTTCATCATCTGTATCTATTTCATCTGTGAATTCATAATATGAACTATCAGTCATTCTATAGTTATCTGCTTGAATTTCTTTAGCATGATCAACTACATGTGCCATAAATGCCTCTACTGAATTTCCGCCTTCATTTATCGATTCAACAAATACTTCTACCATGTCATCGCCATTACGCAATGCACCTTTTTTAACTTTTACGTTTTCTTTGCCGTATTTTTCAATTGCTTCTTCTGGAGACATACTAGTTTGTTTCCAACGCTTTTCTGATTCATTAGTTTGACGCTTTTCTGCCGCACACTCATCACATGTATCAATGTCGCCGTCTGTTTCGTCTTTAATCCATTCGCAATCTGCACAACCTTGTGTGCCTTCGTTTGGAGCTTCTGCAATACCAGATAGTTCTCTTAATCTGCGGACATCTTCATTTTTTGATTCCAATTGA